CAACAATCCGTCCGGCGTCATGAACTCATGGGTGTCTGTAGGAATTTGATAATCGTTCACCAGATTGCGGCATTTCGCATCTGACATACCTGTTTTCGCCACCAGCTGACGGTATCCTGCATAACCATCGCGTATGGTGCCTCTTTTGATTTGTTCGACAGTTTCGGCAACGTGGCTAACTTTTTCTTCCATCTTGTCGAGGCGTTTTTGCTGACGAACTGCTTCAAGAGCCATCGCGGCAACCATTTCGATTTCGCTCATTGGTTTGCGCACCTGCTCTTCCAGTTCGCGCCAACGATCTACCAGGCGAGCAGTGAATTCAGGACAGAGCTGTGCGACGACAATGATACTGTCGCGCTTACCTTGTTCTCCTTCAAACAGGTAATGCTCATATTGAACTTTAAAACCTAAGTTATTGATTTTCTCGGAAACAGCCATTGGCGGTTTCCGGATGATGTTTTTAGCAACCAGGCGTTCGATACTACGTTTAACATCTGAGTGCTGACTACCCACCAGCTCTGCGATCTCAACGCTGGTCATGGATGCTTTATCGTTAAAAATTGCGGTGTTCACTGTTTATCTCCTTCGCACACTCCATCTTCTGTGTGCGCTAAGCTTGGGTGTGGGAAAAGTTTTGGCTTATCTGGCCTAAGCTCATGAGCGGGAATCCCTGTTACGGCAGAAACGTCTGGAACATGCTCCACCCCTACAAGTCCAATCTTTCTCCATCGGGAAACAGATGGCTGTTTGACCCCAACGGCGCGAGCTAATGCATTTACGCCCCCTGCAATATCTATTGCTTTCTCAATCGCTGATTTCATAAAACACACCTAACAATTGCTTTTTCTATCAAAAAATAATAGCAACACCTATTCCACCATGCAATAGACACACTTATAGAACGCATCTACAATGTAATAGCGGAGGCTATATTTATGTCGAAATCACAAATGAGCATGTTGAGAACCCTTGCAGATAGGCTCAACTTTGCAATGTACGAAATGGGAATGAGCCAAGCTCAGTTGGCTAAGGCAGCAAACATGGCTCAACCGACCATTTGGCGAATAGCATCGGGGAATGCAAGAGGAACAACGAAAATTGTCGATCTCGCTAATGCTCTCGGTGTTACACCGGAATGGTTAAGTTCTGGTGTAGGTTCTATGAGGGCAGAGAACAAGAAACCATCTATTCCACCAAAATCCGAATGGGGGAAGATAGAGTCGTGGGATGAGCACACGCCTCTAAGTGATGATGAGGTTGAAGTCCCTTTTCTTAAAGATATTGAGTTTGCGTGTGGTACTGGGAAAGTGATTAGCGAAGATCATAATGGATTAAAACTTAGGTTTTCAAAAGCTACCCTTCGTCGGATCGGCGCAAACTCTGACGGAAGTGGAGTGCTATGTTTTCCGGCGACTGGTAACAGTATGGAGCCTATAATCCCTGATGGAACGACCGTAGCTATTGACACCAACAACAAAAGAATTGTCGATGGTAAGTTGTATGCTATTGGACAAGATGATGGTTGTGGCGGACAACTAAAGCGCATTAAACAACTACACAGAAGACCAGGTGGAAAATTGATTATCCGCAGTTACAACAGTGACGAATACCCAGATGAAGAAACCAGTATTGATAAGGTTGATATTATCGGGCGTTTATTCTGGTACTCAGTTTTGCTTTGAATCAAAAAGGAAATATTTTTTATTAAATATCAATAAGGTAACAAAAATCACCCAAAAAAAATAGAACTTGCTATTGCCATAATTTATAGCAGGTTCTATTATGCTCTCATTCCAAATAGATGGAGTTAATGAGATGAGGGCAAAACCGACTCTGACTTTTAATGGCTTTTCCATGCACCCACTGGATGCGCTAAAAAATACCGCCGTTCTTTTTGAAGCTGGATATTTATTAGCTACATCAAATAACCATGAATACTGTGAAATTGGCGATACCATAGTTGCTTTGGCCACTGATTACGCCTTCGAAGTAAAAAACGCAATTTTTTATTCAAGACAAGATATTGCTCCTGAAAAACAGCCTGAATACATGGTTAACCTTAGCACCCAACGTGAAGCCTGCGGTTTGACGACCACCGAACTGGCCAGACTGCTCGATCTTGACGAAGAGATTATCCTGCAATGGGAGAGTGGAGAATACGAACCAACCATCAGCATGCTAATCCCCATGGCAAATGTCCTGGGATGCGATCCTCTTTCTCTGCTGAGTGAAAAAAATAGCGCTGCTGCTGTTACCGTAAATCAGCCAGACATCCAGGAGGAAAGCATTGGCACACGTATAGAAGCCGCACGTAAAAAAGTTGGACTGACAGAAGCAGACCTGGCACGCATGATTCACACCTACAACGACCCCATAAACGACTGGGAGTGCGGTATCTGCGAAGTCCCCGCAAGCCAGATCATTCCACTGGCTAATGCGCTTGGTTGCGATCCGATGTGGCTGTTAACTGGTGGGCCTATTGCCCGGGCTTCATAAGATACCATGGGGCAATAACATCGCCGCGCTTTTCTACAAGATGAGAGCGAATTTCACGAAGTTCTTCAACTGAGGAGCCGAAAGCCAGAGTGACATAATCGCCACTTCTGCCATCAAGATACATACGGACATTTCTCTCAACCATTGCGGAAACAGTCTCAATATGAAAACACTTCTGAGACTCACTATATAACAGAACATACATGTCAGCTGAGGAAGCCATGAAAAAGTTCGAAAACATAACTGTTCTCCATGTTGATAACTTTGGTTATACAAACCAGGAACTTCTCCCGGAGGTTGTAAAGGCAATAGATGTTGCCGATATAGTGATTAGAGGAAAGAGAATTGTCAAAAACAGGCTCGCATGCACTTCAGGAGCAATGACAGAAACAACCTCACAGCAAGATAATTACGAAGGCATTTGTCTGGAGCCTGATTCATTTGCGGTAAATGTTTATCATTTATTGCATGCAACACAGGTATTACATATGTCCAGTAATCACGAAACAAAAGTACTTGGCAGCGAAATTCTGAATTTTGCATGTGAATATGCAAAAGCTGCTGCCGAAAAAGAATTAGCGCAATAACAATAAATATTCCCTGAATGTTTATTACGGTTTTATCGCCGGGGATTGTTGCAACCTTTATTCGCAGGAGATTATGTTATGACCTTCCTGAAACATAAGGCATCGTATAAAACTGCCTGCCTCATTGCACAACATGGAGATTCTTATCTTCATATAGCCAACCTGTATTTGCGCAAGGCTTATGGGAGATAAAATAATGGAGACATCAGCACGAAATAAAATGCAGAATGAGCCTGAGCAGGGGGGGGTAATACACGAAAAAGTAAGAGTGTTGCTAACCATTGAAAATGGGAAAGTAATTTACTCAAAACATCTGTTGGATAATGAATTCGTTGGCTGCATGGATACATTTCTGTGGATGGCAAAAAGAGCGGGTTACACGATTATTCCACCAGCAAAGGAGCAAACATTATGAATCATTCAGAGTTCCGACCAGAAGTTACGCCACATGGCATAAAAATTGGCAATACAACCATTGATTATGTTGAGGCCGTACAGCGGCTTAATGATGGTGAATACGATTATCCAAATTCTCACGGTTTAAGAATTATGCAATGTATTGCTGAAGCCGATGATGCCGGATTACTGGGACGATTTTCAGTCGATATGAAGATTGCTCAATGGCGATGGCTGTATGTGACGACGTTTATAAATGAAGAAGAAGGCAAGAACGGCACCATTGATATCCCTAACGATAATGGAACTACAGATCGCGCAGTTATTTACAAGGGTAAACATGGTTGCCTGAGTATCTACCCAGGGCCACTTCGCATTGCCCTGCAAAACCATGTCGAATGGAGATTCATTGAAAAATATGGCGAAGCTGAAGGCATGGGGCGAGTTCTGTTTCTCTATCAAAAAATGCTCATCGCAGATCCTGATAATGGCTTCATTGTCTCTGCTATGGGACGAGAAGGGCTTGAACTTCTTCTGGATGAAATGATTCACGATCTGAATACTCATGGTATGCCAGAAACACCATTGGAACATTAAACATGTCAAATCAGAATAAAATTAATGTATTTCAGGTTGAATCAAAACATAAAACACCTGTGATAAAACACGTTCGCCGCCATACACTCATCTATACGCCAGAAGAGTTTATGGCAATGCCAATGATAAAGAAGTTTATTCGTGATAATCCCGATCACATTGCTATAGATAAACATAACGGAGAAATAATGTTATCACGCGAACTTGCCGAAATTTACTGTAACGTGAATAACGGTAAAAAATTGAAAAAGGCAATCCGAAAAAAATCAGGAGTAACAAAATGAATAGCATCGAGACACAATGTTCCTCATCTGAAGTTATGAACTATGACCCGAATCTGACGTTGTACGGACGCATGGCAAAACAAACTGTTCTATTAACTTTCGGGCTATGGGAATACCGCGAAACATTCGAAGTTTCTGTCGGCGGCAATCTGACCGGACTGGATGTTATCAGTTGCGCCATTGAAAGCCTGTACGCAACGCTGCCTTATGAAGAAGTCGAGGATGAGCGCGATATCATAGCCACCATTAATATCGGCGGCATGGAATGCAAGGATGAAAACCTGAACGGAGAACTCTGGCTTGCCGGGATGCTTATCTCGGCAGAAATCATCAGTATTGAACCCGCTACAAACATACGACTCTGAAGTTCTCACAACTCAGGGAGCAGGAGAAAAAATGTTCGCTTTGATTAATCAGGGGCAACTGTATACCGATAGTGCTGGCTACCCGATAAAAATTATTCGCTGCATAAACAACACTGTGTTGTACAGAAGAATGGATGGGCGAACACAGTCGGTAAAAATAAACGATTTTAATGAACTGTTTGAACGAATCGATCACCAGGAGTACCGCAAAATTCTGGCGGGCACTGAGCAGGAAATGCACCTGAAAAAATTACGCGCAATGCAACGGAGGTGATACATGCATACGGCTTTTGAGTTCTGGGTTCGCAAGACATTCGGCAATCGCTACGACCTGACCCGTGATGTCGACGGCTTCTACTGCCGTGAAGTTGTGAAACGAATGTTTGACGTGTGGTGCCACTGCCGTGGATGAAAGTTTTATGAGGTTGGCATGCAGACAATCATCTATCAGATAACCCCCAGCAAATGGTGTACGGAGAGAGTCCTTATTGCATCAACAGGGCTAAAGCCCGGCACCATCGAGCGGGCTAGAAGAAAGTCATGGATGCAGGGAAAAGAATACCGCCATTACGCTGTAGAAGGTGATCCTGGGCACTACAGTGAATGCCTGTACAACATCGAAGAAATTATGCGATGGATCGAAAACCAGAAACAACCAGGTGCCAAAAATGCAAGTTCCGGTTAACCTGTTAATGCTCCTGGACGTCTGGGAGGTTTAATGAGTAACGCATCATACCCGACAGGCGTTGAAAACCATGGAGGATCACTCCGTATATGGTTTCACTATAATGGCAAACGTGTCAGAGAAAACCTCGGTGTTCCTGACACCGCCAAAAACCGGAAGATCGCAGGTGAACTTCGCACTTCCGTTTGTTTTGCAATCAGAATGGGGAGTTTCGACTACGCCGCGCAGTTCCCTAATTCCCCTAACCTGAAACACTTTGGTCTGGGAAAAAGAGAGATAACCGTTAAGGCACTTTCGGAAAAATGGTTGGACCTTAAGAAAATTGAGATAGGAAGTAATGCATTCAGTCGGTATCAATCCGTGGTGAGAAACATGCTTCCTCGCATAGGGGAAAAACGTCTTGCTTCGTCGGTAACAAAGGAAGATTTACTGTTTATCAGGAAAGATTTGTTAACCGGGTATCATAATCTCTCTAACGGAAAAACAACGCCGATTAAAGGGAGGTCAGTAGTTACGGTTAATTACTACATGACGACAATTGCAGGAATGTTTCAATTTGCGGCTGATAACGGCTATATCGTGTCAAACCCATTTAACGGCCTGACACCATTAAAGAGATCCAGAACAGAACCAGATCCGCTCACACGAGACGAATTTATTCGTTTTATTGATGCCTGTCACCATCAACAAACGAAAAACCTGTGGTCCTTAGCAGTATACACAGGCATTCGTCACGGTGAGCTAATATCTCTCGCTTGGGAGGATATTGATTTAAAAGCTAAAACAATGACTATCCGTCGTAATTATACAAAACTCGGGGAGTTCACTCTACCAAAAACAGAAGCGGGAACTGATCGTGTTATTCATCTTGTTCAACCAGCTGTTGATGCCCTGAAAAGCCAGGCTGAAATGACAAGACTTGGCCCTCAGTATCAAATTGACGTCAAGCTTCGGGAGTTCGGTCGCACTGCACGCCATGAATGCACGTTTGTTTTTAATCCGCAACTGGTGAAAAAATGCCAGCAAGTCGGTCACCACTATAAAGCAGATTCCATCAGAGATTCCTGGGCATCTGCATTAAGGCGAGCAGGACTGCGGCACAGAAAAGCCTATCAGTCCAGGCATACTTATGCCTGTTGGGCATTATCGGCAGGAGCGAATCCAAGCTTCATAGCAAACCAAATGGGCCATGCAAATGCACAAATGGTATTCAACGTTTACGGAGCATGGATGAAAGATAACAATATCGGGCAAATAGAACTACTCAATAAGCAGTTGACGGAGAGTGTCCCATACATGCCCCATAGAGCCAGACTCTGA